GCAAGATATTCACAAGTTAGAGATAGTTTATTTAGATCTCATCCTTGGAATTGTTTAATTAAAAGAGTTGAACTTGCAAAAGATACAGATACTCCTTCATGGGGTTTTAGTTATCAGTTTACTTTACCTGCCGATTGTTTGAGAGTTCTTACAATTTTAAATTATGATTACGACTATAAAATTGAAGGAAGAAAAATTTTAGCAAATCACGGAACAGTTAAAATACAATACGTTGCAAGAATAACAGATGCCAACCAATATGATGAACTATTAAGAGAAACAATTTCTGCTTCATTAGCAGCAGACATTGCTTATGCCGTAACTTCTTCTAATCCTACTGCACAAAATATGTATAATTTATTTCAAGATAAATTAAGAGAAGCTAGATTTGTAGATGCTACGGAAGGTCAAAATAGCAATCCAGACAATGGTCAATCAGATATTATTGGTTCTTCATCTTTCATAAACTCAAGGTACTAACCCATGGCTAGAGTTGCTGTTCAATTAACGAACTTTACAGGTGGAGAGTTATCACCAAGATTAGATGGTAGAAACGATTTACAAAAATATCCTACAGGATGTAAGACTTTAGAAAACATGATTGTATTTCCTCATGGAAGTGCAGCAAGAAGATCTGGCTCACAGTTTGTAGCAGAAGTAAAAGATAGTTCTAAAGAAACAAGATTAATTCCTTTTGAGTTTAGTACAACACAAACTTATATGTTAGAGTTTGGAGAACAATACATAAGATTTTATAAAGACAATGGTCAAATATTATCTGGTGGTTCAGCTTACGAAATATCTTCACCTTATTTAGAATCAGAATTATTTGATATTAAGTATGCACAAAGTGCTGACGTTATGTATCTTTGCCATCCTAATCATCCAGTAAAAAAATTAGCTAGAACAGGTCACACATCCTGGACACTAACAAGTGTTGATTTTACTAATGGTCCATTTATGGATCATAATATTGAAACAACAACTATGACGGCATCGCATACAAACAAAGGTCAAACAGGAACATTAACAATATCATCTACTACTGGAGTAAACTCTAATCAAGGTTGGTTATCTACAGATGTTGGAAGATTAGTTCATATGCTTGATGGTCATGTAAAAATTACAGGATACACATCTTCAACTGTTGTTAATATGGAAGTATTATCAGATATATCAAATGGATCTGCTACAACAGATTTTGCTTTAGGTTCTTTTAGTTCTACTACAGGTCATCCTTCTTGCGTAACTTTTTTTGAACAAAGATTAGTATTTGCAGCAACCTTATCTCAACCACAAACATTATTTTTTTCAAAGTCTGGTGATTATGAAAACATGGATGATGGTTATCACGATACAGTAGCAGATGATGATTCTATTATTTATACGATTGCTTCTAACCAAGTTAACGCAATTAGATTTATGACAGCTACAAGAACTTTAATTATTGGAACAGCTGGTGGTGAGTTTGCAGTTAGTGGTGGTGGAACTGATATTGCAATTACACCTACAAACATATTAATTAAAAAACAATCTAACAATGGTGCAGCAAACGTAGATGCTCTTGCAGTTGGTAACGCAACTTTATTTTTACAAAGAGCAAGAAGAAAATTAAGAGAACTAGCATATAACTTTGATGTTGATGGTTATGTTGCTCCAGATTTAACAATCCTTGCAGAACATATTTCTGAAGGTGGATTTAAACAATTATCATATCAACAAGAACCTAATCAAGTTATATGGTGCGCAAGAAATGATGGTCAATTAGTTGGTCTAACTTATCAAAGAGAACAGCAAGTAGTTGCTTGGCATAGACATATTTTTGGTGGTGCATTTGGAAGTGGTAATTCAGTTTGTGATAGTGTTGCTACAATTCCTACAGATGATTCTGAATATCAAACATGGGTTATTATAAAAAGAACAATCAATGGTGCTACAAAAAGATATGTAGAATATCTTCATCAATATGACTTTGATGAAACAGATGATACATCATTTAATTTTTTAGATTCACAATTATCTTATAGTGGATCACCTGTTACAAATATTTCTGGTCTTGCTCATCTTGAGGGTCAAACAGTTTCTATATTAGCAGATGGTGCAACACATCCAGATAAAGTTGTAAGTTCTGGAGCAATAGTTTTAGAGAGAGCTGCAAGTAAAGTTAAAGTTGGATTATCTTACACATCTTTATTACAAACAATGAGAATAGATGCAGGCGCACAAAATGGTACATCACAATCTAAAACAAAAAGAATTTATGAAATTACTGCTAGACTTTATGAAAGTATTGGTATCGAAGTTGGACCAGATCTAGCCAACATGGAAAGAATACCTTTTAGATCTTCAGCTAATGCTATGAATAGTGGTGTTAATGTATTTACTGGAGACAAAGAAATAGAATTTAGAGGAAACTATGAAACAGATGGTTTTATATTTGTTAGACAAACTCAACCTTTACCTTTGACGATATTGTCATTATATCCTAAACTTCAAACAAACGATGGATAGAATAATCAATATTGTAAAGTATAAAGGTGAACATGGTCAATACATTATGAGACAACAGATGAATCACAGTTTAATGGATAAAGATATGGAGTTTGAAGGTAACGCAATGAATTTAGAACAAGAAAATTTAGCATTTACAGGTATGATTGATGGTAAACCTATCTTTGCTGCAGGCATGAAAATTATTTGGAATGGTGTTGCAGAAGGTTGGGTACTAGCAACTAAAGATGCTTTAGATCATCCTATAGCTGTTGCGAAAGCAATTAAGAAAGATTTTGCAAGGATTGCTAAAGAAAATAATATCAATAGAGTTCAAACTGCTGTAAGAGCAAACTATACAACTGGTTTAAAATTTGCTAAATGGTTAGGATTAGAGGAAGAAGGTTTAATGAAAAAATTTGGTTTTGATGGTTCTGATCAATATATGTATGCGAGGTTATTCTAATGGGATGGCAAGCAGCAGTAGTTGGCGCAATAGGTGCAGCAACATATAAACAACAAGGTAAGATTGGAAAATTTAATGAAGCTATAGGAAATCGTAATGCACAAGTTCTTGAAGCAGAAGCAGAACAAATAGAAAAAAAAACCGAATTTGATATTGCTAGATTTGATAAATCTTATCAAAAATTAGTAGGTCAAGCAGAAGTAGCTTTCGCTAAATCTGGTGTAGTTTCTGGAACAGGAACAGCATATAGAATTGCAGCAGCAAATGCTAGAGAGAAGTATATGCAAGAAAACATCATGAGATATAATTCTCAAGTTGCTCAATCTAAAAAAATTGAACAAGCAAACTTTGCAAGAATAAATGCTCAACTAGCTAGAGAGAATGCTAGGATGGCTCAATATCAAACCATTGCTTCTACATCAACAAGTTTACTTAATATGAGTAATTTTGGAACAACAACTAATAACAAAACATATACTGGTTTTGGTCAAAGTGGCTATGGTAGAGATCCTGGAGATATAATGTAATGCCAAAGATACCTACATTTAGAACTGAAGCAACAATAACAGGTGAAGTTGGATCTGTTCAATCTAATACTCAAATGAGTCTTAATCAAACTATTGGAAATGTTTTAGCACCTGTAACAAAAGAAATAGTACAACATAGAGTTAAGCAAAAAGATTTTGAAAACAAAACAGAAGCATTAAGATTAGAAAATGATTTTGTTAGAGATATGCAATCAGTTTATGATCAAGCAGGTAATCTAGAAAACCAAGATCAAGCACAAAATTTAGTTAAGACTCAATCAAATATTTTAATGAAAAAATATTCTGGTCTTGCAAGCAATAGAGGAACTCAAGATTTATTTAATCAGTATGCTTTATCTGAAGTACAGAAAGGAATATTCAGAACAACTAGTGCAGTTGAAAGAAATACTTTAATTGCGTTAGATACTTTAGTTAATGAAAAAAAACAAAAGTTAATGATAACTGCTATAGATACCGATGAAGGATTTGACTACGCAGTTTTAGGTAGAGATTTAGAAGATCTATATACAACAAATTATAAAGGTAAAGTTTCAGATGCAGTTTTAGGTAGAATGATTTCTGGCATACCTAATGAAATAAAATTTTTAGAAGCAGAAAAAATGATCTCTAACAATCCTAGAGAAGCATTAGCGATGTTAATGGATGAAAAAGATTTTGTAGGATTGAATTATGATTCAAGAATGAAACTTATAGAAAAAGCTAAAATAACTATAGCACCTATGATTAAGATTGAATACGAAGATCATCTTGCTAAAATTGCAAAAGGTAAAGAAAGTTTTTTTGATATGGATACTGCTGCATTAGTTTTACCTACAAGAAAAGTTAATGCAATGATTGCAGAAGAAACTTTAAATAAAGATCGTGCTGCAAATAATAATGTACTTCTTAATACACCTTTATCTTTGACAGATGCAGTTGCTGATGGTCAAATAGCAGAAGGTTATGAAATGCATGGAGAAAAAAATGGTCAAGCTAACGAATTATATATTAAAGAATTAGTTAAAGGTAAAAAAGAATCGTTAAATTCAGATCCTGTTGGTTTTATAAAAACATTTGATGAAGAAGTAGAACTTGCTTATCAACAGTTAGAAGCAGAAACAGATCCTAATCTTATTAAAAGTAAAAAAACTTCATTAATAGAAATGGTTATAGAAAAACAAAGAGCATTAGAAATACCAGAAAGTTCTATTAGAGTTGCAACTAATGAAGAAATTAATAAAATAAAAACAACACTTACAGATCCAGAAACATCAGCTCAAGATAAAATTAATTTTATTATGTTTACACAAGATATGTATGGCAATGAAAATATGGGTAAAGTTTTAAATCAATTAACAGATGTAAAACTTCCAAGCGATTATATAGTTGCTTTAAGTACAAATAGTATAGAATTAAAAAAAGATATATTTTCTTCGAGTACACAAGATTTACAAAAATTAGAAAGTTTAGTTAAAGATAGATTGGGTGAAGGTGAGAAATTTAATTCTATTAAAAATCGTGTAATTAAAAATATGGAAAGTTTTGAAAATGTTCTTGAGGTTCAACCAGAAGGATCAGTAGATAAAACTGAACTAATTAAGAATATGGAAGAAACTATTTATAAATCAGCATTACATAGAATAAAATATAAACAAATGAGTGTAAGTGAAGCTGTTGATTCTGCTTCAAAAGAATTTTTAAGAGATTACAAAATACCTGCGTCTGAAACTTACATGATTCCAGTAGATGTTAATGGTAAAAGAACAAATGGAATTTTATTAGAGCAAAAATTAGAAGCAACTTTATTACATATAGAAACTACAGATTATATAGATAAAGTTATGGGTGAAGATGGATATATGCATTTTGCTAAATTTGCAGGAATAGAAAATTTAACTGAAGAACAAGTAAGAGATAGAGTTTTATCAACTATTAAAAATAATAGTATTGTTTTAAATAATAGAGATATGACAGGTGCTATTGTTTATGCAGAATTTGCAAATGGAACATATCCTATTGTAAATGCAAAAGGTGAAAAAATAGAAATTTTCTTTACAGATACTGAAAATGATAAAGGTATCATGAGTACAGAATTAAAATACCCAGTAACAGGAGAAGATATAATTTTAGTAGAAGATAGTGATGGTTTAGATTATTTAAACATTGATTTACCTTCAGATGAAAATCAAAACATAGGTGAAGAAAGTATTACATTAGGAAGTGCAATTGATACTGTTGGAAGTTTATTTGTATCAAAAGCAGAAGCAGCAGAAATGCCTATTATGACAAATGAAGATATAGTAAATAATTGGGGTACATTTTATCAAACAACAAATGATCCTAAAAAAAATAAAAGAGCATTAAAAGTTTTAAATAAAGATTACACAGTTCCAGAAGAAGCAAAAAAATCTATAGCAACTGCTGCTAAAGTTTTTGAAGGTGATAAAGGTTTATCACAAACACAATTAATACAATATGGTAATGCTATTGGTCAAATAGAGTCTGAATACAAAACAAAAATTCAAAAAGGTGGTGGACCAGCAAGATCATATTGGCAAGTAGAACCAAAAACTGCTTTAGATTTATTAAATAATTCTTCTGCAATATTTGGTACAAAATTTGAATCTGCTCTTTCTAAATATAAAGTAAACAATATGTCAGCAGTTAAGTATCTTGCAAGTTTATCTGAAGAACAAATGTCATCACTTTTAGAAACAGATAGTGATTTAGCTGCTATTATGGCTTTAGGTGTAATAGTAAACAGAATAAAATAATATGATAAATTTTGGATTAGGTGGTTTTGAAACATCCGAACAAGAAATAGGTTCTTTATACAATCAAACTAAAAGTGGTTTTTGGGAAACTGCAGGCGCAACATTTATGAATGCCTGGAACTACAATCCAACATCTTCTATATTTAGATCTGTAGAACAAACTCAAGCATATCAATCAAGTAGTGAATATTTAGATAGAGATTTTTTAAACAAAGAGTATGGAGATCTTGGTTTAGTTTTTGAAAAAGATACTAGAGCAGGTTTAGTTGACTACTTGGTAGAAAGAAAAAAATTAGAAAATGAAAGAGCAGATGTTATTGCTAGGGGTCCAGATAGTAAACTTGCTAGAAGTTTTTTCTTTTTAGAATCTTTAGGTACAAGTTTTTTAGATCCTATTAATCTTGCAGCATCTTTTGTTCCAATTGTTCGTGAAACAAGATTTGCAAATATGGTAGCAAGATCTGGTAAAAATGTTGCTAGAATGAAAAAAGGTTTTGTTGAAGGTTTTGTTGGTAATACTGCAGTTGAACCTCTTGTTTATGGTGTAGCAAAATCAGAACAAGCTAATTACGATGTATATGATTCTTTTGCAAACATAGCAGTAGGTGGATTTATAGGTTCTGCAGCTCATGTTGGTTTTGGAAGAATAGGTGATTTTATTGCAGAAAAAAGAGGTAAGCCAAATATCTATCAAAAACTTGCTGCTATCTCTCCAGAAAATCAACAAGCATTATTAAGATATTCTGTTGGTAAAGTTTTAAAAGGAGAGAAGGTAGATACTGGAAATGTTATAGTTGAAAAAAGTAGAATAGGTGATGAAAGATTAAATAAATTAGAAGATCAAATTACAGAATATAAAAGTTTATATAAAAATTCTTTAGATAATAATGATAGAAAGTCTGCAAAAGTTTACTTGCAAAACTTGCGAAACCTACAAAAAACAGAAAGAGATTTAATCGAAGCTAAAAGAAAGGCAAACGATGAAGCTAAATTAAAAGAACAAACAGAAGGTATTAATGCTAATAATAAAAAACCATTTACTGAAGAAGAAGTAACAAGAAGAGAAAAAGTAACTTCTGAATTAGAATCAGAAGCAGAAAGTATTAATGCATCAACTAAAGTTAGACAAAAACAATTAGATATTAAAGATGAAGATATTACAGAATTATCTGTAAATAAAGCTGAAATAGAAAAAATAGATAATAATATAAAAAATAAAACTAAAATAAGAGAAGCTATAGAAGCAGGAACTTATTGTACTAAAAGGAATAGTTAATGGCAGATATAAAAAGAATATCTAAATGTTTTGAAGAAGTTAAAAGATTAACTGGTGATCTTATATCTGATGAACAAATTAATGAAATTTTAGATGAAGCTAAAA